TGATGTTAACAACTTTGTTTACCAAGGTAGGCAACGAGGTACTGTCACAGCTACGTCTGGACAAACTGTGTTTACAGTTCCTTTTACCTATACTGTTGGGGCTAATGTTCTTAACGTTTTTATCAATGGTGTACGACAAATTTTAGGGTCTAGTTATACAGAAACAAACACAACAACAGTTACGTTTAGTGCTGCTGTTCCTGTTACTGCTATTGTTGAATTTGTAGGTTAATTATGTCTTACAAGTCTAGGTGGGACAACGGAGACTGGAACGTTATATGTGACTCTTGTGGTCGCATGTTTAAAGACAATGAGCTGCGTCTTCGTTGGGATGGGCTTATGGTTTGTTCTGGTGATTGGGAACCTAGACAACCACAAGACTTTGTACATGGTGTAGCAGACATACAAGCTCCACCTTGGACTAGACCTGAGTCTTCAGATAATTTTATTTTTGTTTGTACTCAAGTTAGTTCTCAAGGTATTGCTGACTACGCTCAAGCAGACTGTGCTAGAGCAGGCATTGATAACGGATACCGACCAGTGTGTACTATGGAAGGGTCTATAGCCCTACCACCTACAGCTATTGCTGGATGTGTTGTAGCAGGTAAACTTAACCCCGGTTTAAACGACTTTACAGGTATCACATGAGCAGCACCTACACCGTTACCCGAGATCAAATTATTACCCTAGCTCTTCGTAAGTTAGGTGTGCTTGAGATTGGCTCTACTCCTGATCCAGACACAGTGTCTAACGCTGCTATGTCTTTAAACTTAATTATCAAACAATTAAGTACAGATGGTCTTAAGCTTTGGAAAGTATCGGAAATTATTATTCCCCTTACTTCAGGACAGACGCAATACACCCTAGGAGGCTCTACATCAACTTTGATGTACGATGCCCTCAACCCTACCGTTGCGATCACTGACAAGCCTTTAAAGGCCATCCAAGGGTTCTATAGGAACTTACAAAGCACTCCTGCTATTGATACTCCTGTAATGTTGGTATCTAAACAAGAGTACAACGTGTTGGGGTCTAAGTTTTCTACAGGTACTGCTAACACTATTTTTTATGATCCACGTAAACTGAATGGTGTGTTGTATGTGTACTTGACACCTGATGTTAATGCTCAAAATAATATTCAGTTACACATCATTGTTCAAATGCCTTTAGATGATTTGAATGCTGCTTTAGATGTTCCAGACTTTCCTAATGAGTGGATGAATTGTTTAGTGTGGAACCTTGCAGATCAACTGTCTCTTGAGTACGGCGTACCTATGAACGCTAGGCAAGAGATTAGCCAACGAGCTATGACCTACAAAACATTGTTGTCTGATTGGGATGTTGAAGCTTCAAGCACATTCTTTGCTCCTGACTTCCGTTCTACTAGCCCTAACTCTTATGGGCGGTAAACATGGCTACAGAACGTATTCCACTTACCCAACCAATTGAATCCCGTAATGGGACTTTTGACAAAGACTCTTTTTCATCTAATTGTTTCTTTGAAACAAGAGATCAAAAAAGAGAGTTTGTTAAACGTCCAGGGCTTATAGCTGTAGCTCAAGTTACACCTGTAACTCCTCCTGCGTATCTCAACAGTCAGGGGATGTCTGCTTTTAACAACAACTTAGTTGCTGTTATTAATAACACTGTGTATCAAATTAATCCTAGTGGGTATGGCGTTACCACAGTAGGCACAACGTCTGCATCAACTAGTAGAAGTTTCTTTGTTAGGACTTTTCTTGATGCTTATTTGTTTATTCAAAACAAAGTTAACGGATACTTGCTTAGTAAGGCTGGTGTATATACAACTATTGTTAACGACAAAATAAACAACATTAGTATTGACAACCCTGGTCTTAACTACAGCCAAGGGATTACGCTTAGTTTTTCTGCAAGTGGTGTTGCTGCTACTGCTACTGTTGTTAACGGAAACATTTCTACTGTAACTATAACCAGTGCTGGTACAGGCTTATCTTCTGCTGGTACTTGTACTATTAACGTACCTAGTGCTGTTACTCCAACGGGTACAGGCACTGCTGCTTTGTTTACTATTGCTGTGTCTAGTGCTACAGGTATATACGTAGGCATGTACGTTACAGGCACAGGAGTATCTCCCAATGCTAAAGTAACAAACATCAATGGCACAACCATTACTGTAGACATTGCACACACAGCAACTGTATCTGGGACTATTACGTTTACAGACTTAGGGTCTAACGGAGTATTGACTCCTGCTCTTAACGCATTTCCATCTGGGCCATTTGTGTCTGGTGCTGTGTTCTTAGACAACTACGTGTTTGTAGGTACAACTACTAACCGTATATACAACTCTAACTTAGGTGATCCTACATCTTGGGGAGCACTAAGCTACCTTAGTTTTGAACAGACTACAGATACCCTTGTGGGCATTGCTAAACACCTTAACTACCTCGTAGCTTTTGGTAAGGTAAGTATGCAGTTCTTTTATGACCAAGGAAATGCTGTTGGTTCTCCTTTAGGAGTTGCTGCAAGCTACACTTCTGAAATAGGTTGTGCTAACGGTGATTCTATTGTTGCTACTAGTAACACTGTGTTGTGGGTAGGTACTAGCAAAACCTTTGGTAGGTCTGTGTACATCATGGATGGGGTATCTTCTATTCGCGTTTCTAACGCTAACGTTGATAGGCATTTAGAAGCTGATGGTTTGTCTAATGTGTCTGCGTATTGCTACACAACAAATGGACATACGTTGTACATCTTAACTTTGCATAACACTAATCAAACATTGGTGTATGACTTAACAGAAAAGATGTGGTACACATGGACTCAATACTCTATGCAAAGTAATGACCAACCTAATCCTGGTACTTATCAAGAGTCTTATTTCCGCCCTACGTTCTATGCTGAAGTAAACAGTGTGCCTTACGTGTTAGATGATGACACAGCTACGCTGTATTACTTTGATGTCAACACGTACCAAGATAATGGTCAACCTATTTACTGTCGTACTGTTACAGACATTATGGACAACGGTAGTACCAAACGTAAGTTTTACGGTAGGTTAGAAATCATTGGAGACAAAGTAGCTGGAACTATGCAAATTCGGCATAGCGGTGATGACTACAACACTTGGTCTAGTTACAGGACTGTAGACCTCAATGCTTCTCGTTCTCAGATATACCTAAGTGGTGCTGACAGACGTAGAGCTTGGGAGTTTTTGGTTACTAGTAATGTTCCTCTTCGATTAGATGCTGCTGAAGTTGACTTTAGGATTGGTGAGATGGATCAAGAGCAACAAGTTGGTGGTGGGAGGTATCGCAGATGACAACTGACCTTACTAGAAATACTTACGGCGAAGTAAAGTTTCGTGAAAGCATTCTTAACGTTCAAGAAGGAATGTTAAAGATGATTGCAAACGGTAACATAAAAGATACTCTTCCTGACTGTAAGTTGACTCACTACTACTCCCCTATTGATGAAAACTACGGGTGTGGTACTTACGCTAGGCAAATGTTTATTCCCAAAGGAACCCTAATCATAGGTAAAATCCATAGGCACCAACATTTAAACTTTATTATGCAAGGTAGGGTGTCTGTGTCAACAGAGTTTGGGCCTAAGTATTTTGAAGCTCCTTGCATCTTTGTTTCTGAAGTAGGTCTTAAGCGTGCTGTTATTGCAGAAGAAGATACTATTTGGGTAACAGTTCACCTTACTAAACACTTGGGTGAAGAAAATCTAGACAAGATGGAAGAAGAAGTTATTGCTCCTTCTTATAAAGAACTTGGTTTAATTGACTCTACTAAAGAGTTGCTCACGGAGAATTAAAATGACATTTGGAACTGTTGCTTCAGTAGTAGGCATTGCTAGTGGAGTTAACGCCCTTACAGGCGGTGGTGTTAGCAAAATGTTTGGTGGAGAAAGTTCTCCTACTGGTGCTCAAGCACAACAGATGGCTGACCCATTCTCTCAATATCGTAGCAAGTTAGGTGAGATGTATAGCGGTGCTTTACAACCGGGTGCTCCTAGTAACATTGAAGCTATGCCTGGGTTTACACAGTTTAATACTGGTGTTATGCAACCTGCTATGCAAGCATCTCAAAGAGCTGCTGCTAGTACTGGACAACTCTACTCTGGTGGTGAATCTGCTGCACTTGAGAAACAAGGTCAACAAGGTTACTACGGCTTTATGACTGACTATCTTAATCGTCTTGCTCAAGGTTCTGGTGCGGTTAACAACCCTGCTACTGCTGCTGGTATGGGTCTAGGTCAAACTGGTGCAAATCAACAAGGCTTTATGCAAGGTCTTGGTGCTTTGGGTACTACTGCTTCTGGTTTGCAAGGTCAATTTGGTGGCTCGCCACAACCTACTAATATGACTCAAGAGCAATATGCGCTTGTTAGTGGTTAT